CAAAGGAACTTGAAGAATATATTCTTGCGCTCTGTTGACAATTGCAACATTTGCCTGGTCCGGAAAATTGTCAGAAACTGTCCAATAAGAATTTCTTAATGGATATTCACGATAAATGTCGCTGAATCTTGTGTTGGCAAGTTCTGAAATTGTAGTGCCACTAATGTCATCATATAATCCACTTTGACCAAGTGTTGCATCAAGCCATCTTGCACTGCTATATCCATCTTCGTTTACAGACTCGGATACAATTAACTTTTGCGCTGGTGCCCCAATGACAGAAATTGCGGTATCAAGAATCGGCGCAATTTGAATAATGTATTCTCTAATATCAAATTCGCCGAGTCTAGGCTGAACATCGGTAATTTGAGTTGTGTCATTACCTTCAGGAACAAGTTTAATAACATACTCTTGTTTTTCGGGTTTAAGAATTGAAGTATCTGCTTTAGCAGGCTCAACTTTAATAGACCAACTGATGCGTGAATACTCATACTCAGCACCAACAGTAAATGCGCTGAGAATTTGAACCATAACACGTTCGAATTCACGTAGAACTTCGATATCAGTAACGATATCGGGCGTAACGTCAATAACGTCACGAATAAGAATTTCACCAAACAACTGTAAACCAGCAGGGTGAATAATTTTCTTCAGCGATTCTCTATAGAATTCGAAGCCAAGACCCGACTTGATAACATATGAAAAGTCTTGATAGAAATATGAGTCTTGAATGTACTTGTAATCAATCTTACCATCATCGTCAACCCAAGTACCTTCTCTTGTAGCAAGACCAGAAATAATTGGTGTAAGATTAGCATTGCCATCTCCAACTGAAATGGCATTTGCAGTAGCGGTTGTATAACCAATACCAAAATTTGTAATATCTAGCGCACGAATAGAACCAATACCTGCAACGTTATTTGCTACGTCAACAGAAATTTCTGCACTAGTACCTTGAATTCCTGTAGCAATCAGATTCGCACCGGAACCAGTTGTCGTATTTACTGTGATTGTTGGTAGAGATGCGTTTGTATATCCTGTACCAAAGTTAGTAAGTTCAATACGTGCAATTGGACCTAAAACATTCCAGTCTTGATTCTTTAGAATGTCTTCATAAGAACCATCAAGAATCATTCGTTGTCCATCTTCGAACAAGAAATCGTATGTTGTAGTTTCTTGAACAGCCGCAACAATACCTGCGGCATTCGCACCAGCGCCGCCTGTGAATATTAGAGAGTTACCAACACCATAATTCGTACCTGTGTTGGCAATCGTAATTAATTTTGGAGTAAGAAGACCTAGCGATGCAATTGTCGTATCTTGTAAAGTAATGCTAGGAGTTTTATAGTAATTTTCACCACGACTTACAACAGAGACTTCTGAAATTTCACCAACTGTATATGATGTATTTCCGCTTGTTACAGTATATGTCTGGTCGATTCCAGTAACTTTGACAATTAGACCGGAACCTCCAGTTCCATTATTGTCAATAGTAGCAAGTGTGTTTAATCTATATCCGTGACCGACAGCATCAACTGAAAGCGCAGAAATTGGAGAATCTTTAATAGAAGATACTCTAGCAAATGCCTCAGAACCATCACCTTCAATAGCAATCTCATCGTCTACGGCATATCCTGAACCACCATCATTGATAGTGAATCCAGAAATAATACCATATGTCGTTGCATTCAAGTTCTCATCATCGGTAGCAGTAATAACTTCACCACCAATGAATGTTCCTGATACAAGTTTTAGTGTAAGTTCAGCAACTTCACTAGAACCTACGAAAAACTTTTTAATATCGACAACGTTAGCAAGATATCCTGAAGTTTGACCTTCGATTGTTTTGTTTAAAAAATCAAAGATGCTTCTTTCATACGTGTTACCTAAAGAATCTGTGCCATAAGCAGATGCGGTAACACGAATGATTTGAGACTTTTCGTAGTTACCATCAGATACACGTAGAAGGTCTTCGCCTGGATAATAGAAGTCAATTTCTTCATTGAACAACAATCTGAACAAGAATCTATAAGATTCTTCGTTAGACTTTGATTGGAAGAAATCTTTGAATCTATTTGCAACAATTCTCTTGTCGCCATAATAGTTTAGAGAAATGCTAGGATATAGTTCTTCTCTTAGATAAGAAACATACTCATCAATTGAATTGTCAACAGTTCTGTAATCAAGTAAATTGCCAGACTTTCTAACAACATTGTCTTTGATTCTATGTGCTTTTGCAGTTGCGCCACTAGTCAGTCCAGTGAAACTCTCATTTTGAGTTCCGGGACGAGTTCCAGTAATTTTTAATACGAGATAGTCGCTACCTACTTCAGTAATGGTGCCTCTAAAACCACTACTGTCACCTACAACTACTTCTCCACGCTGAAAAGTTCCTTCTAGGTCTGTAAATTCAATACGGCAAGACTGTAGCCATTCATAATATGCTTTAATGAATAGCAAAAATCTTTCTGAGTCGGCAGCAATTTCACCACTCAGAAGAGATTCTAAATTTAAAGACGGATTGTATGAAGAAGATGCCATTTTATCTATTTGTTAGGCTGATTGTATTATCATCGACAAGTGTAACATCAATGTCAGCATCACGAATTTCAATAATTTGATTTCTTAATGGTAGAACGTCTTTCTCTTTTGGATATGCAGTCACTTTTAATGTAACACCGCCGTCATTAAATGACGTTGGAGAAAAGTTTGTTAGAATAACTTTACCTGTAGCATAGTCTACAGTTCCTGCGTTGATAGAAACACCAACGTTTCCGCTACGAGTTTCACGATAGATTCGAATGATACCATCATTTTCTTCTAGTCGGCAGTTTTCAAATCCAGCATACGTAAATAAGTTTGACGTAATTTGATTTCCCACACCATAAGGATGAACAGATGGTCTGCCACGTGTTGAATCGTTGATATAGTTTGAAAAACTAATTTCGTATCTAGCAGGAACACCCAACTGAATATCAAGTTCTTTACGCATTCTAATCAACATATCATTGTTTAGAATAGAACGCTCTGCCATATCAATCAATCGTGATAGTTTTGAAAATCTGAAGTATTTAGAGAACGATGAAATGTCGCTGTCATTGTAATTTTTAACTACGTCAGTCACCAATTGTTTAATTGATGATGGTGATAATACAGTTTTCTTCGAATCGTATTTTACTTCGGTGTTTACCAAAAGATAAATGTACTCAGGGTCAACAATTTCAGTTGTTACTGTTAAAATTTTCTTTGGGTTGATAACGCCTCGAATCAAGTTATCTTTTTCTGTCGCAGTTAAAACTGAGCCAGTCACCGGCTTAACAGCAATAAAAACTTTACCATATGCTGGTGGGTCATTGTCTTCACCACCCCAAACAGAAACAGAATCAACCGTAGACTGTTGCAACATCAATGCTGTGTAATCTTCTACAGTCACGGCACGATTTTGTGCTTCATATGATTTTGGTGCATTAAATTTAATTGCTGAGACTGATTCTCTGTCATTACCTCCAGCAGATGCATCAGTTGCCGCAAAAGCAATTGTGGTCACACCTGAAATGGAGTCTGAATACGACAAGTTTAGCAAGTTGTTACCTGCTGTGCCGCTTGACACAATATAGTCGATAATGACTACGTTACCTGCACTCAATGCTACACCAAAATTTCCATCACCAAATTTAATTTCAAACTGTCCATTTTCAACTTCTTCTAGGAAGAAAACTTGTGATATAGAAGTAACTTCAACAAAGTTGTCAGGCTTAGTGAATGTTCGTGCAGTGCTATCAGTGGCAGAGTTTAAAACTCTAACTGAAATTGATGATGTATCGCAGTTTGTGTTTGGAATCAAAAATCTTTGTTCAACATCGCCGGAAACAACATATCGTCTTGAAATGAATTTACCCTCTCTCAATTGTGCAGTTATTGCATAGTTGTCAGAAGAGTAAACTGTATATGTTTGAGTTGTTAGAAAGTTATAAGTTGCGCCATCAATAACCCCTCTGAATTCGGTATACTGAGGTACGACCAAAGATGCTGGAGAACCAGTTGGGGTTACAGTAATTGTGCCCGTGATAGTTGCACTTGTAACTGACCTTGGAGTATAGTTCAAAGATTTTGCCAAATTGACTACAGAATTGCGTTTTTGTGCGGTTGCCAAGAACGATTCTGAAGCAACCATGTTCAAATAGAATGCATTATAGTATGTGTTATACGCAAGAAGGTCTAAAAGAACAGACAAACCAGACCCTTCAAAGTTATAGTCTTTGAATTGGTCTTGTGATGATAAGTATGATTTTAAATTTGCTTTGATTAAATCAAAATTTAATTCATCAACTTTTAAATTGTTGTCTGCCGCCATTACGCAGTCCTCTTAATTGTTGTTGTTAGCGATGACACGGAATTTGTGTTCTTTATTCTATACGTGATAGTAAGTTTTACGCCGTTATCAGAAAATTCCGGCTTTACTTCGATTACACTCACACGCTTTTCGAACGTATTGATAGCAGTCGCCAAACTTTCTTTTATGTTATGTGCAGTAAATACGTCTTGGTTTGAAAACAAAAACGCATCCATGTTTGTTCCGTACTCAGGATAAAAAGGCTTACTACCCTTTTTTGTTCTAATCAAGTTAGAGATTGACCTTTTGATTGCAGTGTCGTTTGTGACAGGGCGCACATCACCAGACACCGGATGTGGTGTAAAGTCTAGTGGTAAATCTGAGAAAAAGTTAATAGTAGCCATTTTTTTCTTTTATTTATCCAGTTTGTTCTGCCGTTTTTGAGTCTTGAATTTCTTTTCTACGCTCTTTAGCGGCTTTTGTTAGTTCGGCAAGTGCTTTTCTAGCACGTGTGCCGGCTGCTTTGTTGCCCTTTGCCTCAAATTTTTCATTCTCAGAGACATAAGTTTCAAATAAGTTTACAAGTGTGGCATGATTTGACATGGTAATAATCCTTTAAAAAGTTGACAAATGGGTTGACAATGTGTTACATTACAGTGTAGCCTATGATTAAGCCTAATAGGATTAAACCTCCGGTACCGGAAGTTCCTTAGCAGTTTCAATCTCACTGTACAACGTAGTTGGTGTCCAAGTATGCGATGAATCTTTAAGTGTCAAAGTGTTTGCGCTTAAAGTCATTGTATTTGTAGCGGTGATAGACACATTCGATGAATCGATTGTAATGTTTCCATTTGTGTCCATCGTAATCTTAGAGCCAGTCTTGTGTTGAATTGTGATATGACCGTTTGCTTCTGTAGCAGACTGTTTTACGATTTCAATAATATTGTTTCCAAACTCCCAGCAAATTGTATTGCTTGAGTTGTTCGCCGTATGCACACGATTAAAGTTGCGTGTGTTTACGATTGCATCGCTAAACTGCAATTCTGACGTTTCTGGAATTGAAGGATAGTATCCTAGTATAGCAGGTTCTTGTGCTGAAGTCGAGTCGATGAAAAATCCAAAGACCCAATCACCTTTTTGCAGTGGTGCATAAAGATTAGGTGTTGACAGCGAATGAATTGAAGTTGCCCAAGGCAAGTCTTCAGTTGGAACAAGACCAGTATTCTTCGCTGGATGATATCCAAAGATTCTAACTTTACATCTACCAAGCGTCAATGGGTCAGCAATGTCTTCAACAATACCAACCCACCAGATAAATCCGTCTTGACCTAAAAAATTTCTCATTTGTTTTTAAAATACTGAATTCTACGTTCTTGACTAGCAACCCATTCGTCTGATGGTTTGCCTTCACCTTTGTAGTACGCAAGAGGTCTGCCTGTCTTCTTTGACACTAGCGCCCACTTGCCGTCTACTTGTTTTAATACTTCATCAATTGATTCTGCACCATACACATCTTCTTCCCAATCTTCTTGTGAGACTGTGGTGCCTTTTACAAAGTCTTTGAATCTTCTCATAGTTTGTCCAATTCTGAAGTATCTAATGAACCTGGTGGTGTATTATCACGAATCCAAGTCAGCAACTGTTTCTTCAATTCAATTTCTTTCTTCGCTGGCTTTCCCGGTTCTTTCATTACCAGATA